GACTATTTCCTTCACGCAGGACGGCGGTAGCACCTGGACAGATATTACCTCTCAGATCAACAGCAGTACATGGTCGAGAGTGCAGATCACTTCAACGTTGGTTGATCCATCTACAGGCTTCAAGATCAGCACTAGCGGCGATGCGATTGATGTAGATTGCGTGCAGAATGAGGCGGGTTCGGTAGCTACGAGTCCGATTGTCACGACGACTGCTACGGTGACGAGGAACGCAGATTCGCTGACGTATCAGACGGCGGGTAATATTGATTTTTCTGTTGGGACTCTTTATTGTGAAGCGCAGTTTGCCTCCTCTTTGACGACTCGAAGGGCGGTAGCTATTAGTGCAGATGGGCATTCGTATATTAACACAGGCGACGCTAATACCATATGGAAAGCATACGATGGCACAAACATCGTAACAAAAAGCGGTCTATCTGATATTTCCACAGGAAAAAGAAAACGCACCATTGCTTGGGGAACAGGGCTAAAAGTGACGGGTGACGGTCTATCCCCTGCGTCTGGCTCATTTGACGGGTCTTTTGGGTCTGGTGCCACGATGGAAATCGGGCAGTTCATCAACGGCTACATCGGCCCAGTCGCCATCTACAACTACCAAATGACCGATGCAGAACTACAGGCGATCACGACATGAGCAGCGACATCATAGCCACTGTGCCGAACTTCACCCTGATCAACGCAGGCGCCATCTATCGCGGGAAATCGGGTAAGGAACTGAAGATCGAATTCAAGGACGACCAGAAACCCGCCGTCATCAAGGAGAAACTGGTCGAGGTCAAGCCAGATGGTAGCGCTGTCTTCCGCAAGGCCGGAGAAACAGCTAAGACATCCGCCGAGCTTATCAAAGAGGGCAAACCGCCTGTCAAAGAACCGCCTGTCAAGCCGAAGGACGACAAGGGTAAAGTCAAATGAAAGAGGTCTACGTTATCCCGGCTGTCGACGAGAAAGTGCCGGAGCCGTGTATTGCTCTGATCAACACTGTTCCAGGTCTGGCCAATATCCAGGTCGGCGATCAGATGTTGCAGTTCATTGCTACCGATGAGTATTCAACGGCGGGCACGCTGATATGGGAGACCGGAATGGACCCTGCGCTTGCTCCTGATTCGTCACCGCCACATCGTTTTGCTGGATGGAGTAGCTGATGGCCACTCCCATTCAAGCCGCGCAAGACCCGGCGACAACGATTCTCCAATCCTCCGCGCGTACCAAAGACGCCGACAAGCTCCGCGCGCTCGGTGCAAGGCTCACATCGCTGTTCGGAATCTATGAGCAGGACCGCAGGCTCGCAGAAATGCGCTGGGCGAAGAATGCACGGCAGTTCCTTGGGATTTACGACCCGGATGTCGAGCGCGGACTGGATAAGGCCCGAAGCAAGGCGTATCCGAAGCTCACACGGGTCAAGTGCGTGTCGATGCTCTCCCGCCTGATGAACCTGTTGTTCCCATCGTCGGAGAAGAACTGGAGCATTACCTGCTCCAAGGTACCGAACCTGTCCGAAGCCGACCTGCAGCTGGTCCTCGACTCTCTGCAGCTTGATGCAGACCCCGAAACGCCTCTGGAGGACAAGATGATCGAGATGGCGATCATCGAATTTGCCAAGGTGCGCAGCGAGAACTTGTCGCTGGAAGTTGAGGACCAGCTCCAGGAACTCGGTGGCGACCGTCAGGTGGACTACGTGTCGCTGTGCCGGAAGGTGCTGATGAGCGGAATCATCTATGGCATGGGGGTATTGAAGGGTCCGTTTGCCAGGACACAACAGCAGCGGACATGGAGCAGGGACCCGAACACTGGGCTGGTTGTTCCAACCACATCCGTGGCCCTCCGGCCACAGTTTGAGTTTACCGCCCTGTGGGACTATTACCCAGACATGAGTGCGAAATACCTTCACCAGATGGACGGGCAGTTCCAGCGGGCGGTCATGTCGCGCAGGCAAGTGCGCGAACTCGCCGATCGGGAAGATTTCTTCGGCGATGTGATTACGGAGTACCTTGCCGAACACCCGAAGGGTAACTACCGGCAACGGACGTATGAGACAGACCTGAAATCCATGGGAGTGCAGGAGGCGGTCAGCGGGCAGGACGGGCGAAAGTACGAGTGCATCATATGGGATGGGTACATCTCCGGGCATGAGATGGCTGCCGCGGGGTTCCCGATCGCCCAAGACAAGCTCGGCGACCAGATCGAAGCGATCGTATGGATGCTCGACGGCGAGATCATCAAGGCGGACATGAACCCTTGGGTGCAGCTTGACGTCAGTTTCAAGGTGAACACGTACCACCACTTCATATTCGAGGAAGACGAATCGACGATTACCGGCAACGGACTGCCGAATATCATGCGCGACAGCCAGATGGCGGTGGCCGGCGGCGCTCGGATGCTGCAGGACAACGCAAGCGTGACGTGTGGGCCGCAGTTGGAGGTCAATACGCAGCTGATGGCAGCCGGGCAAGACCTGACTTCGATCCATGCGTACAAGGTATGGTATCGGGAGGACATGGGGGCGGACATGAACGTCCCCGCCATCAAGGAAGTGCGAATGGATTCGCACATGGACGAGCTGCTGAAGGTCATCAAGTTGTTCAAAGACTTCGCCGATGAAGAGACCTTTGTCGGGGCGGCGACGGGCGGCGACATGCAGAAAGGCCCATCCGAGCCGTTCCGCACAGCTACCGGCGCTTCAATGCTTCGCGGCGATGCGGCGCTCCCGTTCAAGGATGTCGTCCGGAACTTCGACCTGTTTACCCAGTCGGTCATCAGCTCGATTGTCGCGTTCAACATGCAGTTCAACCCGAAGCGAAGCATCCAGGGTGACCACCAGGTCATTCCGCGTGGGGCGACCAGCCTGATCGCCAAGGAAGTCCGAGGGATGATCCTCGACGGACTTGCCATGTCGCTGACACCGGAAGATGCGCGGTACCTTAACCGGTGGGAGCTGCTCCGAGAGCGCCTGGCGGTACGCGATGTCGACCTCGGCTCAGGGATCATGTGTTCAAAGGCCGAGGCAGAGCGCCGTGACGCAGATGCCAGTGCCGCTCAGAAGGCGAAGGATGACCAGATTGAGTCGCTCCTGCGTGCGGAGGTCCGCAAGACGCTTGCGGACGCTGTCAAGGCGCTGACGCAGTCCGACAAGAATGCCGCGGCGGCGGACTCGACAGTTGCGAAAACCCAGGTCGATCTCGCCAACAATTTAATGGGAACTCTGGAAGGGGAAGTAAGTGATGATCAAGGACAAGCTCCTGCAGCACAAGGAGGCGGCGCAGGACGCCCGCCGAGTGTTGTACCAACATCGGGACGACGTAACGGGCCAAGCCCTCTCCAAGCTGTTAACAATCCACTTGGAGCAATCGCGGGCTAAACTGGAGAGAGTTTCTCAGGACGAGCTGCTGCGTGTGCAGGGAGAAGTAACCGCATATCGGAAGCTCTTGAACTATCAACACGAACCAGACCCATCCATCCAATTCTGAAGGAGTATCCATGGACCCGAACAAAGAATTCAACGACTCGTTTGCGGAAGCAATTGGAGAAATAGATGACACCGATACCTGGTCGACGCAGGCAGACAGTGCAGCAGTCGCTGCGGATGATGCTCAACAATCCGGTGAGCCGGGGGATGGCGCTGATAGTGGCGCGGAACCTCCGGAATCGGGAGGAGACGCAGCTGTTGAGGATGATTCGGGACAATCCGCTGGTGGAAGCTCCGATGCTGATAGCCGTAACGCGCCCGATCACGGTATAGATTATGCGGCGGAAATCGCCGCCCTGCGCGCCGAGCTTGAAGCCGTACGAAATCCACCGGCAAGGGCCGAGCCTCAAAAGGCACCCGAACTGTACTCCCCGGAGGAAATCGCCGAGCTGAATACCCTCAAGGAGGACTGGCCGGACTTGTACCGGATGTTCTCGCTCATGGCCCGGCAGTCGGAAGCGAAGGTCGTCAATTACACCTTCGCGGAGATGAGCAAGGTACTGAATCCGCTCCAGCAGTCGGTAAACGTTATTACGGGCAACGACCACCAGGATGCGATATATTATGCCCACCCGGATTATGATCAGGTCTATAATCCGTGCATGCAATGGATCGAGGCGCAGCCTACGTTTATACAGCGCGCATGCAAAGAAGTGGTATCCTCCGGGACATCCGAGGAGGTCATCACGATGATCCAACGATTCAAGGATGAGACGGGGTGGAAAGTGAAATCCGCCCAATCTGCAGCACCGAAGACTGAACTCTCTAACGCGGCCAAACAAGCGGCTAAAGCGATTGGGGCGGTAGGTACGAAGCGCGGCGCAGCAACAAGCGTACCAGACCCGTCGGATTTTGACGCCGCCTGGGAAGAAGCGAACGCCGCATAACCGCTTAATGCGGGGGGCCGTGCAGCCTCCCACAAGACCGAATAGGAGAAGTAAATGGCAAACGCAGTTACCTATGGCGACATCTCGCCGCGTACTGCCGCGAAAGTGATCAAGCAGCTGCTCGATCGCGCGGCTCCCGTGATGTGCCTGGAGAAGTTCGGGCAGTCACAGCCCATCGACCAGAACTCGACCAAGTCCGCGAAGTGGCGTCGGTACTACCTGACCGGTTCGACCGGTGCGGCCGGCCCGAATGGCGGCGGCCTGAACGGCGCCGGCGCGGCGTTTTACGTCCCTCTGGCAACAACCCCGCTGACCGAAGGCGTTACCCCCGGCGGGAGCAAGTTGTCCAGCACTGACTACACGGTGACTCTGGCCCAGTACGGCGACTTCATTACGATTTCCGACGTGGTCATGGATACCCATGAAGACCCGGTACTCTCGGAGGCTGTTGACATCCTCGGCGAGCAGGCCGCGTACACACTGGAAACCATCCGCTACAACGTTCTCAAGGCCGGAACCAATCGGTTTCTGATCGGTGCGGCAGGGGCCACGGTCGCTACACGGAACTTGGTTGCTGGTCCGATCACGCTGGGCAACCAGCGGTCAATTACGACCGCACTGAACCGCCAGAACGCTCGGCGGTTTACCAAGGTCCTGTCGTCCAATGCGAACTACCGTACCGAACCGGTGGAAGCCGCGTACATCGCACTGTGCCATCCGGACCTCGAAACCGACATTCGCACGCTGCCCGGGTTCACCCCGACCAAGCAGTACGGCACAACGACTCCATGGACCAGTGAAATTGGTGCGGTTGAACAGGTTCGCTACCTGACGTCGACGATCTTTACTCCGTTCGCCGATTCGGGTGCCGCTACCGGTGGTGCGACGACGTACCGTTCGACCAGTGGTTCGAACTGGGATGTGTATCCGATCCTGTACCTCGCGCGCGATGCCTTCGGGATCGTGCCGCTCAAGGGCAAGGACTCAATCGTTCCGATGGTCGTGAATCCAAAGCCCGCCCCCGGCGATGCGCTGGGGCAACGCGGAACGGTCGGCTGGAAAGCCTACCAGGCGGCGATCATCCTTCAGGATGCGTTCATGATGCGTGCGGAAGTCACTGCCACGTCGTAACATCTCGGGGGAGGCCACGCGGCCTCCCCCTTCACGATCAAGGAGAATCAAATGGGTATCGCTACCTCGAATATCACCCAGACAGGTGGGGTTGCAAACCGCTGCGTCATGGCCTTCACCACGGACGCCGTAGCGGCTGCCGACACGACCTTTGACTTCGGCTTCAAGCCACGCGAAGTCAAGTTCGTTAACATCACCGACCGTCTTACGTACGAGTGGGCCGAGGGTATCCCTGCGACCAATACGCTGGATACGGCGGCTGCCGGTACGCGTACGCTCGGTAACTCGACCACAATTGCGGTCAGTTCTGCTGGCATCGTTACCGTGAAAGCCGCGGCGATGGTTGCCAGCAAGGCGTTTTACGTCGTCGCTGTTGGCTAAGTTCGATCGTTGTGCAAGTTGAGGTGGGGCTCCGGCCCCACTTCTATTACCCCCACTGGAGGATGCAGTAATGACAAAGAGCGCTATCGCAGACGTAACCGGCAACACTGACGAACTTCCGGATGTGCAATCACAAATCGATGCGGCGGTTGCCGCGGCGCTTGCAGCACGCGATGCGGGGCATACCCCTCCGCCTGTGCGGGACACGCGAAGGATGCGAATCATCCTCGAAGAGAATGATCTCATTCCTCCGACCGGACAGTTCTTTGGCATCAACGGGCGGCCGTATCTGCTGCGGCCCGGAGAAGAGGCTGATGTCCCGATGGAAATCATTGGTGCCCTCGACGACGCCATCATGGAGACGCCGATCAGAGACGCCAATGGAAACATCGAGGGGTATCGCAAGCGATTGCGGTTTCCCTATCGGGTAATTTCCGCGGCGCGATAGCCCATGGACGCCGACAAGCTCCTCTCGTCGCTTCGGGATGACCTCCTGCACGACGACGGTGTACCCCCGCTATGGTCGACGACACGACTTATCGACTGCCTTAACGAGGCATACCTGGAGTTCGCGGAGGAGACGCTGATTATCCGGGACTCGACGTCCTCTATTACTGTGGTCACGCTCGACGAAGGGATTGCGGAGTACACATACGATCAGTCGATTCTGTCGGTCTTGACCGCAAGAATCGACGGCACGCAAACCAATCTCCAACGGGTAGGGAACAGTGAACTTGATGGGAGTTCGGTTGCCACCGGTACGTATGAATGGTTGGAAGTACTCAATGCGCAGTATCCGGAAGGCGGGACACCGCGGGCGTTCACTACGGACGAGAGTCTGTACCTCCTTCGGGTGTATCCGACACCCCTTGCGGCTGATGCTGGCAAGGAGATCAAGCTCCGAGTCGCTCGGCTCCCAGTTGAGCTTATCGACGAGAACGATCTGAGTATTGAAGTCGAAGTTCCGCGGCAGTACGTCATGGGTATCGCGCACGGTGCGGCGGCTCGTGCGTATAGCGACCAGGATGCAGATGGGAACGATTCAGACAACGAAAAGCGCCACCGGCTGAAGTTCCTTGAGTACGTCGCTCGGGCCAAGAAGGGGATGCGGAGGCAGATGTTCCAACCTCTTACATGGAGGTTTGGTAACGACGGGTAACCGTGTAGAATCACGGGGATATCTAGGAGACACACATGGCGCGCACCCTACCGGACCAGAACACATCGGCCCCTCTCCCTACCAAACCATTGGCACTTGCCAATGTCGCCTCCCTCGCCGGAGGCGCGACTCCAGAAGCTTCACTTATGGCCCGAATGCGTGCCGCCCAAAGTGGCCCTGGCTATGCTGCTGGCGGCATGGTCAAACCGACGTTTTTTGGCGATCGGCCTCCGCCGCCCTCAACTCCGTTGATGTACGACAATACGCCAGCGCGTCCGATCCCTCCACGTGTACCAATGCCGACCAAACCAGTTGGTGGGCTGCCTGGTGGTGCAAGTCAGTTCATCCAGCCTCCGGAGTACCCGCAGGTGCGCGTACGGCCCGCGGAACCCGCCCCGACACCTGTTGGTACGTACCCCGGCGTAACCGGTGTTATTGACGCCCTTCGCAACCGCAAGGTGAAGAACGCCGAGGCGGCCGACTATGCCTGTGGTGGGGCGGTAAAGAAGCGCGGCATGGCCGGCGGGGGCATGGTCAGGTTCGCCGGTAAGGGCGGCCCACGCGACGACCAGATTCCGGTGAAAGTAGCCGGTGCGGAAATCAACGTGAGTGACGGCGAAAACGCCGTGATCCTGCCAGCGAAAACCGCAGCAAACCCGGCAGCGATACAGGCCATCGAGGGCATCATTCAGGCTACCAATGACGGGCGGCAACCGAAGGCCGGGATCGAAGATGGCGGCGAATATCAGGTCGGTTCGTACCCATATGATGGGAAGCGTCCGCCAACGGCGCAGGAAGTCTATGCGCCAACGTATGCAGCGCCAGGTTCGCTCATCAGCGCCCTACCTGAAGGCGGCTACTTGCGCACACCAGAAGGCCGTACGCAGGTGATGGATGCGCTATCTGGCAAAGGTCTGCGGCCTGACGTTGGGATTCTTGGGCCGAGGAACGCCGCCCCTATCGCGCAAGAGCCGCCGCAGACTGCCGCCAGAAGTAGTGGCGCTGAACCGTTCCGCGCAACAGGCAGGCCAGGCGCGTTTGCTGTATACGGAGAATCAGGTTCGCCTGCACCCGCAGCGCCGGCGATGGAGGTACCAGAACCCGCGGGCGATAGGGGCATGCCCCCGGTTGAACCGCGGAGCCTCGGTACGTTCACCTACAAGGGCAAGACCGTCAACGTTCCCGAGGAGGGCCCTACCGGAGTACCGCGCATGGATAGCGCCCCTGTTCGGGGTCCTCAGATCATGTCGATCAGTCCGGGCAGGGGCGGCGGGATGCCGCCTGCCGGAGGTCCGGTTGATGCATACGGCAACAGTACGGCGCTGACCACTCAGCTTAAAGGCCAACTGGCGGATGTCATGGCGGCTAAGCAAGCTGAACAG